TGTAAGCGGCAATACCTCGGGGGTTAAGCGCTCCATCCTGGCAGTTTTTACCGCACCCGCATGAAAATTCTCGACAAAATTGCTCAACGCTTTGGCTTTGTAAGGCCGAAAATGGCGGTTATGCGCCGGGGCTATTCCGGTGCGGATATGAGCCGTTTAACCAGCGACTGGCTCGCGAGCAGTACGAACGGCGATGTGGAATTGCGCGGAGCCTGCAAGGTTTTGCGTGATCGGTGCCGGGACCGGGAAAGGAATGACGATTATGCGCGGCGATTTCTGGCTTTGGAAGCGAATAATGTCATCGGTGCGAAGGGAATCACGCTCCAAATCAAGGCAGTTGGACGAGGAGGACAGACCGACAACGCGGCCTCGGAAGCCGTGGAAACGGCATGGGAAACATGGGGCCGAAAAGAGAATTGCACCGTCACAAGACGGATCACCTGGAACCAGGCGACACGATTAGCCCTGCGCTCGACCAGCCGGGACGGGGGATTCCTGATTCGGGACGTACCGAACTTCGGGAACAGGTTCGGCTATGCCATTCAGCCGCTTGAGATCGATCATTTAGGCGTGGACTTGAATGTTCCACGATCAAACGAGAGGAATGAGATCAAGCTGGGCGTGGAGTTGGACTCATGGGGAGCGCCGGCTGCCTATTGGATTTACCCGCGGCACCCCGGAGAATTTCAAGGCACACCATTAACAACCGCCCTGGTTCGCATTCCAGCGAATCAGATGCTGCACATTTTCAACCCGGATAGAGTCTCGCAGACCATCGGCGCGCCAGGGATGTCTTCGGCGTTGCTCTGCATGGCCATCGCTGGCGGTTATGTCGAGGCCGAACTGGTCGCCGCGCGCGAGGGCGCATGTAAGGGCTACGGCATCAAGCAGCCGGCATCCGACAGCTATGTCGGCTCGGGTGGTTCTGATAGCGCAGGCCGCCAGCTTGAGCCCGTCGAGCCCGGCATGGGGCTGCTACTGCAGCCCGGCGAAGAGTTTTTCCAGATCGACCCGAAGCATCCAAATGATGCCTTCGACCCGTTTATGAAGTCGATTCTGCGGAAGATGGCCGCGGGCCTGGGCGTCTCCTACAACTCACTGGCGAACGATTTGGAGAATGTGAACTATTCCAGCATCCGCGCCGGCCTGCTTGAGGAGCGCGAGGAATGGAAAGCGAAACAGGAATGGCTCATAACCGAGTTTTGCCTGCCTGTATTTGAGAAGTGGCTGGCGTGGTCGCTAATGAACGGGGCCATTCCCGGTTACAGCATGGCCGATTACGAGCGATTGAATCAGCCGAAATGGACCCCGCGCCGCTGGCCGTGGGTTGACCCACAAAAGGACGCCGAAGCGACAAGGATTGCCATTGCGTGCCGGCTGCAAAGCCGCGAGGAAGCCCTGGCCGAGCAAGGCAAGGACATTGACGAGGTCGATGCGGAATTTGAGCAAGACCCAATCACCAAAGACCTCGATACCGATATTGCCTATGTTCCACAGGCCGCGAAGGCGCAGGAACTATCTGGCGATAACGGTAACGGGGATGGCGGGAACGATGGCCCGCCGAACACGCCGCCGCGCGCGCTGGGCGTGGCAAGGCTCCTGGCTGGCTTGAGAGATTGAAAACCGTCTCGGCACTTTGGGCTGAAGACCCGGAAACCGGAAAGCTATTGCGCGTGCCTGGACCCCAAGGCGAAGTCGTCATAGAGGCGGAGGACATTGAGGCTACGCGGAGGATTCTGTGTTTTGCCGCGCGCCAATTATCGAATGACAGCTTCCCGGTTCTCTGGATAACAAGGCCAGCGGGTTGACAATTCGCCATTTCCGATGGCGAAGGAAATCAAGACAGAGATGTTCCATCGGACGATGGACATTACATCGACGGACGACAGCACTTCCGCCGTCTCTTTTTCTTCGGAGCTTCCCGTGTTTCGAGTTTCCCCTGAGATCGGGGAATACATGGAGGTCTTAGACCACGAACGCGGTGCGGACATTTCCTTCCTCAATAACGGCGGGCCGGTCTTCGTAAACCACAATCGAAACGACCAAATCGGGGCCATTGAGCGCGGCAGCGCCCAAATCGGGGATAAGCGCGGGCGGGCAAATATCCGCTACAGCCGCTCAGTCCGGGGCCAGGAAATAAAACAGGATGTAAAGGACGGCATCCGAAAATTCACCTCCGTGGGCTACCACGTAGGGAAGCTGATCCCCGAGAACCGCAACATTGATGGCATTCCCGTCTATCGCGCCAACTGGAAGGCTATGGAGGTTTCCATAGTGGGCATTCCCGCCGATGACACGGTCGGAGTGGGGATCAGGGACAGCAGCAATGTTGACGCAAGGCAATTTGTGACAGTGGTCGAGGAGACTGCAAATCAAACGACAGAACCAATTTCGATTAAGATTATGGAAACTCCTCAAGCTCCGATTCCGCAGGCTCCCGCCCCGGTCCCCGCTCCAGCCCGCGTCGAACGCGGTGCGCCCACCCCGGAAATCCCCGCTCACATGTTGAGCGAGCGCGTGCGCGAGATTCGCGCCATCGCCGCCTATTTCCGGGACAAGGTGGACGGCGTGGATACGCTGGCGCTGCAAGCCGAATTGGCTGAGTGGCCCGTTTCCGAGTTCAAGGCCCGTGTTTACGATCGCATTCCCCAGAACAAGCCCGTTAATGGCCAGACGGAAGGCGAGAGGCCCGGTGCCCGCGAGATGCACAAGCATTACAGCCTCGCCCGCGCGATCCTTCAGCAAGCTGAGGGCAAACTCTGCGGCCTGGAAAGGGAGCTTTCCGACGAAACTGCCCGCCAATACGGGCAGCAACCCAGCGGCTTCTTCGTTCCCGGCTATGCCCTCGCTCAGAACATGGAGCGAACTGTCTGGGTCGCCGGCACCGGCACCGTTGGCGGTTTTGCCGTCCAGACCACGAACCTCGGCAGCGAGTTTGTGACCCTTCTCCGCAACAAGGCGCAAGTCATGGCCCTGGGCGCGCGGTCGCTGATTCTGGCCACCCCGACGACCATTCCCCGGCAGAACACGGCGGGGACGGCCAACTGGGTTGGTGAAACAGTCGCAGCCACCGCGAGCATTGGCGATTTCCGGCAGTTCACACTCACTCCGAACTGCATCACCGCTTGGCAGAACTATGGCAAGCAGCTCCTGGCCACCTCCGACCCGACCATTGACGGCCTGGTGCGGGACGACATTTTGAACATCATCGCGCTGGCGATTGACCTCGCGGCCCTGCACGGCTCGGGCTCAGGCCAGCCCACCGGCTTGATAAGCACCACGGGCGTAAGCTCAGTGATCCTCGCCACCGATGGCCTCGGGATCAATAACGCGACGGCTTATCCAGCGATGGTTTCGCTGGAATCACTTGTGTCCGTCCAGAATGCGGACCAGGGCGCGCTCGCTTACCTCATGCGATCCAAGGTCCGTGGCCAGTTGCGGACGGCGCAACGGTTCGCCTCTACTGATTCTCCTGTTTGGACGAATTACATCAGCGGTCCTGGCGTCATCCCCGGCAACGGATCGAATGATGGCGTCGTGAACGGGTACCGCGCGGCGGTTTCCAATCAGGTATCGGCGGGCTTGACCACTGGAACGGCAACCACGATTTCGAGCCCGGTCTTTTTCGGGAACTGGAACGACCTTCTGGTTGGCCATTTCTACGGCGGAGCAACCGACCTCGTTGTGGATCAGATGACGCTCGCACAGAACCGCATCGTGCGGATCATCGCCTCGCACTTCGTGGACATCGGCGTGCGCCGGCCTGCCAGCTTCGCGGTTCTCGGCGGCGTTCTGAATGGGTAAGGTTATGGTTTGACGGCACAGCCGGTCTTGAGTAAAATCAGGACCGGCTTTTTACTTTATGGATACATACGTAATCAATAGAGAAATCCCACAGGGAAACAAAATCCTGCGCTTGACCGGGAGCTGCATCATCCGGGGCCGGCCTGGGATTGAAGTGGGGCAAACATTCGAGGCCACGGCAGCCGAGGCTGACGAGCTTGTCAAGATGGGATGCGTTGAGGAAGTTCAAGCCGCGCCCGCCGCGACAATCCAGACCCGCGACCCGATTATTGAGACACGCGATCCTCAGATTGAGGAGCCGCGGCAGCCGAAGCGGAAGCAGGCAAAGATTCCATAAAGGCGGCATCGTAGATTTGCCGCGCGCAGGCTGACCAGGATAGCTTCTCCGTCATCCGGGCGCATTGCTCGCCCAGCTCGGGCAGCTTGTCCTGATTATTATAAGC